GATTGAGCCTGGAGGTCTTGAGCCTGTTTCTCCAAGTCTTTCTGCATCTTTTCCATTTCTGGGTCGGCCTTTGGAGCCGGTGGTTTCATCTTCTTGAGTTCGTCCTCGACTTGGTCCCCGAAGTTGAAGCGCCGGGAGATTGTGAGCATGATGGCGCGCATAGCGTCGAACGGAAGCGAACCGTCTTGGACAAGAGGTTGGACGCCCAGGAGGAACTGGGAAAGAGCGTTCATCAAGCCCATCATGGATTCTTTGTCTTCAGTGGCTTCAGGCTCGATAGTCGAGTTTGTTTCAATGTCGATTTTGTACGAGCGCTGGAGGTCGGACTGGAGGACAGACATGATTTCTTCCCAAGACGGAGTCGAGAGAAGGGTTTGGAGAGCCTCGGCTTGAGCGGGGTCGGTTGGCGGGGCAACCTGAGCCTGGGCTTGAGCAGCCGCTTTCATTTCCGCGCTTGGGTATTGGAGGTTCGTGACAGACTTGAAGGTTTCGACACTGAACTTCGAGCAAGCGATTTCCGCCATGATGCGAAGCGACTCAACGACAAAGGTTTGAGTGCGTTTCTGCAACTTGCGAAGCCTCAGGTTTCCCCACTGGTCTTTTATTTTCTGAGCGCCGAGAGTTTCATTCGGATTTGACGTACCGCGCAGAATGTCGCTAAGACCAGTAACTTCATAAATGACTTGTTTAGTCTGTTGACGAGCAATGTAGAGCTGTTGCACGACTGTGATGATCTTGTCGATTGGAACCATCCAGATTGCTTTTTCAATCCCGCCACGGTCGTACATGGCCGTGACGTTTTCTGCCGGAAGCAGCGCGTTATCGTCTTCGGAGAAGAGACGCGAAAGTTCTTGGATCGAGCCATCGTAGATTCCTCGGACTTTAAGGGAGGAGGCTTGAGACACGAGTGAAGAAGGTTAGAGGTTGAGGGCAGTTGAAGAAACCCGAAAGGCCCAAAGGATCGGGCACGGTTTTGAGTGGGCCTTCTTTGTAGCCTTCGCAGACGAAAATGACTTCCTTGGTTGCTTTGCTCCAGATTTCATAAACCCAGGCAATTTTCATACCTTTCATCATGTCCATTGAATGGTCTTTTTCATTGTCGACTTCGGCGTCAGAGACAGTAGCGATAGTGACCCTGGAACCGACTTCATGACCGAAGTTCTTCACGAGTTCTTCACGAGTCATAGGCCATTTGTAGGCGACCCAAGGGACATCTTGCCAGGTTTGGCCGTAGCCATGGCAAAAACGATCCCATTGGATTGGTTCGCCGCAAACTGCTTCCCATTTGACTTCGGCGCCGGCTTCGGCTTCAGCCTCGGCAGTGCCTGGGAGAGACTTTTCAGGCCGAGAGTCGATGTCTTCAGGGTCGTCGGTTACGACCGGCTGAGTGAAGACCAGTTCGTGGTCGTATTTGAAACGAACTTGGCCGCGCCCAGGAACCAGCGCCGAGAGGACAGAAGTCGACATCAGCGTATCAAAGTTCGCGTAGATAGCCTGGCCGTCGTCCATTGAATAAGCAAGCGTGCGCTGAGTGACTTTGGAAGCTTCCAGGCCGACAGGATCATCGTCTTTGAACCTGCGCTGAACAATCGGCGTCGGCGTGGTCGAATAAAGAGCCGGCGCTAGCGTCTCAGTGTTCGAATACAAGATGTTGAATTGGTAAGCTGTCTTATGATCCGCCTCGTAGAGGTTAATCACGTTCCGACCGGCTTGCCGCCATTTGTGTTCCCGCTTTTCCGCCGCGCACACTTCCTCCAACCAAGCGCTAGCTTTTTTCATTTCTTTGGCATTCGGGGCTTCGTCGCCCGTCGTTACGTCAAACTCGTTAGCGCTCATTTAAATAGCCTCAGATTTGGCCGATGGAGATTGCTGGGAAGATCCCGACGCGAAGACGGGTTGGAGCGCCGAAAGTGCCTGGAAGGGCGACCGCATTCGGAACGTAAAGCCAGTCTTCAGGAGCGCTGAACGGAGTGGCAACTGGGGCGCCGTATTGAGACATAAGGACCGCATCGTTCGTAGCCATCATTCGAACGCCAGGATCAGCAGCGCCGCCAGTGCATTGCATGACCGGGAAGTAAAGACCGGGTTCGAGGGTGATGGCGGTGAAGGTCAGGGACTTGAGACCAGTAGTTGCGAGAGAAACTGTCCCAGCATCAATTACAAGGCTGGAGGGCAAACCATCCGCGCCAATCCGATACAAACCGAGACGCGCAACCACGGACGCCACGCCGGTAGTGCATTCGCAAATAATGGTGTTGATGGTGGCCCGCATCGAAACATGGATTGGCGGGGCAGCAATCATCAGCGAGCGCGAAACGTTGCCGGCTGAAAGTCCGCCGCCAGCCAGACTTGGGTAGTAGCGCGAAGCCGAGCCGAAGCGAGTCACGGCGGGAACGTTCGTTTGTTCCAAGTTGATGTTGTAGGCGCGACCATAGAACAGTTCCACCAAGCGTGGATCAAGATGCTGGCGGGAGTAGTAATTGGTCATGAAAGTCGAGGAGCCAGACGTGTCCGGGATATGATCCCAGACAAGGTTGGCGATAGTGCCGCTTGCGCCCGAATCCAGAACCCGAGTGCAGCCGTAAAGAGTGCCGACGACAATGCCGCCAGTCACGCCCAAACGTTGCTCTTGAATATAAGCTTGGCCGATAGTTCCAGGACCATCCAGAACCACGTATTGGAAATCAAGCACGCCGTGACTTACGCCGCCCATGGTGAAACTGTTCGCATCGATGATGAGATTCCGATACGTGTGCGCGGTGACTTGGTCCGTGGTGTTCGAGGTCAAACGAATCGTATAGGTCTGATTGACCCAAGGACCGATGTCGGCAAACGTGACTGGGGCAGGAAGCGTGCCGACAGTCCCGGTATCCTGAATCCCCGCACTTCCTTGAGTCGAAATAGTAGTCTTAGGCATTTTGATCCCCTTAAAATTCGTTAGCCGCTTGGCGCTTCCGCGTCCGAGCTGCAATTAGTTCGTTGATAGTCATTTCGCCAGGAAGTTTCGGGTATTGCATGCCGACAGAAACAGTGGCCCGTGGATTCCAAGGCCGGCTCATGACAGCATACCGAGTTTCGTCGTAAGCGTGGTCTTCCATTTCCGAGTCAATGTCTTCTGAGTCTTTTTCGTCGTGTTCGAGGAACGGGATGGTGCGGATTGAATCTTCGCAGCATTCGAGGAAGTAGAGGTCAGGGCGCCCGTCCTTACCCTTGAGCCGGGCGTGCATCATTTCATGTCCTGGAACTCGTTTGTTGTCGGCGGCAAGCCAAGAAACTCCGGCCACTGCCATTTGCTCGTTGATTGACGGACCGCCCGAACGAATATGAACAGCAGGATCGCCCACCCGGTAGGTGGTTTTCCATCCCTTGGCTTTGTCCTCTTTTTCGCGCTCCAAAATCCCTTTCGCAATCATGTCGTTCTGCATCTTAATCCCGACGTTCGGGCCTTTCGAGCCATACCATTCGCGGTATTTAAGAAGGGCATTTTCGGGCAGGCCCCAAGTTCCGTCTGAAACCACATACCAGCCCACAGAAAAGGGTTTCGCGCTGCCCCAGTCAAAGGCGCAGAATTTCAAAGCATTGCGCGGGATCGCATCCATCCATTCCATCGGCAAGACGTGTTTGGCGTCGTCCCATTCGTCAAAGAATGCGCCGTCGACGGCATCCCAATCGCCTTGGAGCCAAGCTTTAACGAGGGCTTCGGAACCCGTCTGCTTAAGCCTCAAAACATAAGTCGGGTCATTCATCATCAGCAGACGGTTGTCGCTGATTTTGCTTGGAATGAAAACTCGGCTGATGCTTACAGTCTGAGTAACCTCATCAATCGTAACTTCTTCAGTTTCGGTGATGATTTTGAACCCACTCGGACAAGGGTCAATATAACGGGCTTTTACCCATTGATGGCCAGGGCCTCCAGGGTTGCCCGTGAGTCGCATACCACAGGAAACACCAGCACCACTCCGTAAAGTCCCTTTAAGCTTGTTAATGACGTTCGGACTGGCCCAGTTTGTGACTTCTTCGATATAAACTCTTGAATAAGAGTGTCCTTGGTAGGCTTCTGCATCGGAATCTCTCTCCAAGTGGACGAATGCAAGCCTCGCCCCGTTCGACATCGTAAATTCGGCTCTTTGCTCGTTATAAACCGCTCCAAGCTTTTTGAAGAGTTTTTTACACCGCGCAATAACCTCTTTCAACTGCTTAAATTGCTTCCGAACAAAAATTCCAATCGCATCTTCGCCATAAAGGCTTGAATGCTGGAGCCAATCGCCAATCGAGCCTTCAGTCTTACCGCCCCCACGAGCGCCACCGAAAAAGACCTCGAAAACCGGGCATTGAATCAGCGCAGTTTGAGGCCCTTCTTGGGGTTGCCAGATAATTTGCTGATTTTTCCCTAAAGCGGCAAATGGAGCGGCGGAAAGGCTCATAAATCACCCGTAGTAGCAAACATTGAGTTCGGCACCAGCGGTTTGCTCAATGAATCGCAGTCCAGGGAGCGAGCCTGAGTCGTAAAGCAGTTCCGAGCCAGGGCTTAACGGATAACCCACGGTCGGAGTCGGCGCCGCTCGGTCATCCCGCCATCTTACAGCCGCTCCCAGGCACGTAACAATCGCATACCGGGTTCCCGCCGGAATTGTCAATCCGGTCGAGACGGTCGGCAGAATCTGCTGATACCCAAGAGCCTTGGGCGAGTCACTTTGAATAGTCATCTTTAATCCCCTTCTTTAATCTCGCTGAATTGACCGTCCACAACATCCTGAGCAACTCTGGTCAGCGGGTTAAAAGCCGCCTCCCATTCCTTTTCGTTTTGAATTTTTGGCGGGAGGGCTACGACGAAATTATTGTTGGTAATTTGCTGAGCATTCCGGGCTCCGTAAGCGCTCGATTTGAGCGTCAATTCGGCCGCCTTCATGGCATTGCCCATGTTTGGATTTGCTTCCAAATTTTCCTGAATAATCCGCAAACTAGTCAGCGCTACGCCTCGGAGACGTTCTTCAACCGAGGCTGTCAACTTTGGGTCGATGATTTCCTCTTTGCGAAGCGCAAGCCGGGCCTGAAAAGCGTCCGAACACATCAGGCGACTGACCCATTGTTTCGAGTACCCAAACAATTCGCCAAGTTCGATTTCGCTCACGCCCGGATTCGCAATAATCTGGTCAATCATGGCGTCATGCGTATACCGAACTTTTTTGAGAATTTTTTCACTGTACGCCGTTGTATCTAATTGAGTGCCCATTCGAGCCTCCCCCGGCCTTTGAATTTGAGGGAGTTTTTGGCTCCCAGGGTTTGAAGTTTAGGGTTGAATTGTACAGGTTTTTTAGGGTCATCGTCCACCCAGGTGGATAAGCCTAAACCTCTCCCATTCGGTCCCCCGGTCCGCCGAGAAGCCCCCCCCTTCGAGCCTGGAGTGTGGGTTGGCATGAGAAATGCATGCCTGCAAGGGCTGTGCCAAGGCGTGGGTTGGCACGGAAGGTGCATGAAGGGCAGGATGATGGCCCATGCAAGGGGCGAGCCAAGGCGCATGCAGGCCAGGGCGAGCTGTGAGGGGCCTAGGAGACGCGCAAGGCGGCAGCCCTGGCGAGTGCATAGGCATGGGTGCTTACGTTGAACCTGGAGGAGACCCTATCTAGGACGGGCCTCTCAGGGCAGGGATTAGCTTGTTAGTATCATTCGCTATCGAAACCATCGATCATCATGCCAATCATCCCAACATATCCCGGAGTGATCGATAAACGGACTTGGTACCCCCTCCCTCCTACCACTCATCAGATATAATAAAAAAAAAAAAAAAAGAAGGAAGAGTGTGCTAGGGGGGCGTGGGTAGCCAGGGGGTGGACAGCTCAAAGATCGATCACCTTGGGATATGTCGAGACAGTCACCATGATTGGCATAATGGTTGCATCAGTCTGCATACTCAGGGATAATGACCACTCACCCAACCCAGGACCAATCATCATGGCTATCAAGATGAAAACCGACCTTTTGCTAGGCTTCTGGCGCGCTGCATATAAACAGCCAATTGTCCTGCCGTTTGAGACTTATAAGGAGGCGAACGCTTTCAGGCTCAGGCTGTACGTGGCCGTGCGACCTTATCGAAACGAGCCGAACGGGGATATGGAGTTGCATTGCCAGATTAATCAGCTCGAAGCCATTGCCAGTGAGACGGCAGACGGCAAAGGGCAGTTGATTATTCGTCCGGCTGAAATGAATGAAGAGTTGACCAGATTGGCCAAGATTGCGGGCATTCCTTGGGGGTTCGATCAAGCCCAGGCGGAAGAGAGTCAGAAGCGGATGTTGGAGGCTTTGACGCCGACTCCTAAGCCTCAGCCTGTGACGCCTGAGCCGACGCCTTCTGAGGATGTTGGCGACGTTTACCTCAACACGAAACACAAACCAATAAAAGGAACGCCGCCATGAACGTTAGACAAATGAAGTGGGCTGAACAGCACGATTGGTTCATTCGGTCTCGCCGCACTCCTTACGGGACTTACATCGTGCTTTGCCGGGCTAGTCATGCCGGGGAAGAGAATCAGGAATTCACCGACTTTCAAGAACTGCGCGCTTGGGCTGGCTACTAGTCCCCTCGAAGCAACACCAACCAAACGAATGATAGGAGAAACACCATGGCCCATTTAATCGACGTGAATGCAAATGGTAAGGCTGGCATGGCTTATGTTGGCGAGAAGCCTTGGCATGGCCTGGGGCAAGAACTCAGCAAAGGCGCCAGCATTGACACCTGGAGAGTCGAAGCCGGTTTGGATTGGTCTGTAGGCCGCGCTCAAGTTCAATTCAAGCCTAGCGAAAGCCTGGACTTCTGCAAAGGAGAGAGTGAGGTCTTGTATCGGGATGATACTTTCGCTCAGCTCGGAATCGTCTCGGACCGCTATCAGATTGTGCAGCCTGGAGCCGTGCTTGAATTCTTC